GATCTAGAAAACATGGCACATAATAAGGTTAATATTATGAGATTACAAACTGATGTAGAGAAAGCCCTGGAAGATATAGAAGAACTAAAAGATAAAGTAAGAGCAAACGGATATGATAACTAAAGTAATTATAGCATTATTGTTATTTTCTGGTGGAACTATGATTGAACATACTGTTACTGATGGTGTTAAAGATTGTCTTGAAAAGAAAAGAATCATTGAACGCAATATGCAATCAGATACTGCAAGAGTATCATGTGCTAAAGTTGAAGCACAAATAGAAACTATAGAAGGTGTTGAATTTATAAGATCAATGAGTAAAGTAAAGTAATGGCTACACTACAAGAAGTACAAAAAGAACTTAGATCTCTTAAGAAAGAAGTAAGAGAACTAAGAACACATAACAAGTTTTTATTAGATAGACTTGATTTAGCACATGAAAAAAATGCTAAGTTAAGAGAAGAAAAAAACAACATGACTGTAGATGATGTTGTGTTAATGCAGAAAGCTAAAGCTGAATATTCTGCATCTCTAGAAAAATCAATTAGTGAACAATTATCTATGCAAGAAAAAGTACATTTAAATTCATCAGGATTACCCAATGGTAACACAGTCAGAGAGAATAAATAGATTAGATAAAGATATCCTATTAATCAAAAAGGATATCGAAGTTATTAAAAATAATCATCTTAAACATATTGAATCTGATGTATCTATGATTAAGAAAGTCATGTGGTCTGTTGGTTTCCTAGTATTTTCTAACTTACTAGCTATTATAATGACACAAATAAAGTGAAGTTTTATTTAATTATTTTATTCTGTGTTCAATCATTAACATCCCCTTTAGAAGAAAGTTGTGTAGCAGAACCGCTATATGAACCATTTAATAGTATACCAGATTGTCTTGCATATGTGGATAACTTTAGATACAGTTTAAGAAATAACGAGGATTTGTATGTAACAGGTTTCTGTACACAAAAGGATTATGACACAATATAATAATTTAAAAGAGAGGATTAAAGAGCATGAAGGATATTGCGAAACTGTTTATAAAGATACACTGGGATTTGAAACTGGTGGCTATGGACATAAGATCATACCTGGTGAGGATATACCGACAGACAGAGATGGATGGGAAAATTTATTTGAGAAAGATTTTCAAAATGCAGTTGATGGTGCTTCGAGGATTCTTGATGGTTATGATATTAATAACACAGCTCGTGAAGTTATTATCGAAATGGTTTTTCAAATGGGTGAAGGTGGTGTATCTAAATTCAAAGGTGCTTTATCTAATCTTAAAGAACAAAGGTATTCAGAATGTGCCACAGAAATGTTAGACTCAAGATGGGCAAATCAAACACCGAACAGGGCAAAAGCTCTAGCCTCAGTAATGGAGGAGATCAATGCTTAATTTACTCGGACCTGTCGCTGGAGCAGTCTTTAAAACAATTGATAAAGTTGTCGATAATAAGGGAGAGGCTGACAAACTTAAAGCTAAAGTACAAGAAAAGATTATTGCAGGAGAACTAGCACACTTAGAAGGTGCTGCTAAAATTATACAAACAGAAGCACAAGGAGGATTCTTACAAAGAAACTGGCGACCAATAATGATGTTGGTCTTTGCTGGTTTAATGGTAGCTCATTGGTTTGGATTTACTGCACCCAACATACCTGAATCTGTACAGAACTCTCTATTGAATATTATTTTAGTGGGAATCGGAGGGTACACTGTTGGAAGATCAGCCGAAAAAGTTGCAGACAGATTTAAAGATAGTAAAAAGGGGTAGGGGTAGACCTAGGAAGGATGAAATTACCCCTTCTACGGCTCTTAAAAGAGAAAAAAACGCTAGAATTCTTGTTATCTCTGACCTTCATGTTCCTTATCATCACAGTGATAGTTATAGGTTCTTGGAGTCTTTGGCTGCTAAGTATAATCCTACGAATGTTATTCATATCGGAGACGAAATGGATTGGCACTCAATTAATGTTTCTCACATAATCAATCCAGATCTACCTAGTCCTGCTGATGAACTAGAAATCGGTAGATATCATATGAAGAAACTAGAGTCTATGTTTCCTGTAATGACTATACTAGAATCTAATCATGGATCTATGATACTTAGACGTGCTATGGCAAAAGGTATGTCTAAGTTCTTTCTCAAAGACTATAATGAAATACTAGATGTAGGTCATGGTTGGGTATGGAAAGAATCTCATTGGGAAGATACTGATATGGGTAGAGTTTACTTTGCACATCAAGTATCTAAGAATATTGTAAAGGCAGTACAGATGATGTCTGCTTCAGTTGTCCAGGGGCACTATCATACCCAGTCAAATATAGAGTATGTAGGTAACGACTTTCATCTTAACTGGGGTATGTCTGTAGGTTGCCTTGTAGATAAAAAATCTATGGCTATGGCTTACATGAAAGTAAACATGGCTAAACCAATCTTATCTTGTGGTATTATTACTAATGGTGTACCATCTATAGTTCCAATGTTATTGAGGAAAGATGGTTCATGGGATGGCAAAGTATACATCTAAAGATAAAAAATATTTTATAAAAATAATTGAACACGGATGTTGTGTTCCAGGTTGTATGTCAAATACACCAATGAATGTTCATCATCTACGTGGTAGCCAAGTTCAACATAATAGATCTAATCAGCTTGTAGTACCATTGTGTTTTGAACACCATTCAGATCTGACATGGGGTAAGTATAAACCAGAACATAAGTTTTGGGAACATCATAATTTTGATGCAGTGGAATATGCTAATGAATTGTACTTGAAGCACGAACCTGAACAACATTAAGTTCAGTCATACGTTCTTTGATAGCATCTGTAGTTTGATTCTTTTTTATTTTTTTGCCTGATAGCGAAGCTGCCATGATGGCATATGCTGCAAAAATAGTATCGGTATCATAACCGAATTGTTTTAAGTAGACACTGTAATCATTGAGTGTGTCTACAAGTTCGTCAAGTTCTCCTTTAACAATCATTGTCATTTACTCTTTCTATCATTTTACAGGTGGCAATACTAGGAGTCATTATTTGCGAAGATAACAATTGAAAAAGTATCACCACCTTATTCCCCAACAACCTAGCTAGGTGAAGGTTTTGCCTTACATAACGCAGGGGAAACTTTTAAAATGGTATTGGATCATCTGGTAGATCATCATTGATGTCTTTAGTAGGTGCTTGTTTAGCATCACCTTTACCACCTAACATCTTCAAAACACCAGTTACTCTTGGTATAATGATAGAAGTATTATACTTTTTGTTACCACTTTTATCTGTGTATTCAGACACATCTATCTCACCTTCAAGATACAACATAGTACCTTTCGATACATAGGTCTTGATAGTGTTTGTTAAATTAGGATCAAAGGTAGTAATCTTGTGCCAAGTAGTTTTCTCTTGCCACGTACCATCTTTGGTCTTGATCTTCTTTGATGTAGCTAAACTAAAGTTAGCATATTCATCACCTTTACTGGTAGCTTTGATCTCTGGATCGACACCCAATCTACCTACTAATATTACTTTGTTAATCATATTACCTCCTTAATTGTACTAGATTATCTTCTTCAGGCTTAACCTTTGGTTTAGGAAAAGCCTTATCAATCTTCTTAATGATATCATTCATTAATAGATTTTCACACATTCTAATTGCTTTCCTCTTAGCAGTTGAGTAAGAATCCCAATCAGATTTATGTTGATTCTTGATGAGAGTATCATCAATAGTCAATCTCCATTTAGTAACAGAGTCTTGAAAGCGAGGTGTTACCTTCACTATATTCACTATAATGTTTAGGCTATGCCCATACGCTATAGTTGTTTGGTAATGTCCAGCTCTTATACACTTCATGCAATCTCCTTAACTTTTGATTTATCAACATTAGATTTAATATCTGATTTGATTTTCTCAACATACTTACTGTTGTCATGCATACCTAAGAATACATCTGCACTTACACCAACATGAGATAATGCTTTAGTCAATGCATCAGTCATAGCTTTCTTAGTACATTCATCATCTAACTTACCATTAGTTTTATGTAATGATTGTACAGATGATACTGGTCCATAAGTTTGGATTGGTGTTTCTAACCATACACCTACCTCTGCAAATACATTTAAATCAGTATATGTATAGTTACACGTCCAACCCCAACCAATACCACATGGACCGAACACTTCAGTCATCTTCATAATCTGATACATTGGATCAATGGTAGTTAGTTCACCAAAGCCTTTGTTGATTCTTTTAGTGAATCTAGGATCAGTAGTTTTTAGTTGATCCCAGTATCTTTTGTTTGGTTCGTTTAGTATTTTATCAGTCATTAGTTCCTCCTATGCTGTCGAAGTCTACAAGATCTGCAGGTACTTCATCATTAGTTATATGTTGCCAAAACATTTCCTCTGCCTTGATTAGTTTCTTTTGAAACTTCTTGTCAGCTTGTACATGAAATGATTTCCATTTGTTATTACCAAAGATAATAGACAACCATGCTTGAGGTAAATTACATACGATCATATAGTGTTGTATCTGTGGGTAATATCTTTCAAGTATAGTATCATCTTTAGTAAATGCGTGTACGTGTTTGGCTTCAAATACACCTAATGGTTTTAGATTCTCATTCAATACATATCCGTCAATGTTAGCTAACATGAATGGATATTTCTTGATAGTGATAGTTTCATTTGATTCTTTAACTGGTAAATCTGTGTTTGCAGCAAACCAATCTCTATTGAAATCCTCGGTATATATACCAAGTTGTACTGGTAGTACAAAAGAAAGATCTTCGTTTTCTTTTATACCTTTCTTGATTTCATATAGTTCTTTCCAATTACCAGCAACTATTTTACCAGCATCACTTCCTCCTAGTCCTGAGTTTCTGTCTATAAGTTTCTTTTGCTTGTGTATATTCATTCGTCCTCCTCGTTATTATTTCGTCAAATCGTATCTTATCATTCCATAGTTCTTTCGCCATAGCTTTCGCTGTAGGGTGTACATATGGTTTAGTAAGTTCTATACGTAATGCTTGGGCAGTTTCTTTGTCATGCTTGAGATAACAAAAGTAACAAACTTTATCAATCCACCACTGCTTACGTTGCATTGGGTCTGACATATTATAATTTTTTTTAGGTTTATTACGTAGTTTATTATCACTTGCAAATTTCCTGACTAAAAGTTTAACGTCTATCGTAGTCATCTATCGCTCGTTGTAGATACCACATAGCTTTCTGTAGATCTACAACTCCTCCTTTATGATTGTGTCTTACAATATATTTCACAACATTACCAAGAGGATATGATAGTTTTTTATCCATTATAAAATCATATGTTTCAATTGTTCCTTGTTTGTAATGACTCGGATTTATTTGATCTGTCATATGGATTCCACCTCACATCTATTAATCTATAAGACTTACCACTATATACTGATTTTTGTGGTGTGCCTATACTTAAATCAATATCTTTTAATCTACTTGGTGTAAGCATCATTACTTCACCTTTATGTACTGCCTGGATAGTATAGTTCTTATCAATGGCTTGTTGTATTTCATAATCTCTAAGTGAGATATACATTCCTTTCCATAGTTTCTTAACGACTCTTGTTTTTGTTTTCATATCTACTCCTATTAAAACATCTTATACATTGTTTCTCTTTAGTATAATGATCTAGTTGTATCATCATATACATAGTGCTCCATTTCTTACAAGAGGTACACTTATGTAATTGTTTTTCTTCTTCACTAATAAATATTTTTTTCATTGATTGAATGATGGGAGTACGAGGAGGAGGAAGATGAAGAAGTGTACTCCCATCTAAATCTCTACGCTGCTTGGCTAAACCAAGACATATTAGACACTTTCCTCTCTCTATCATAGCGAGTATTTACTGAATCGCTAGGATAATGTGTACTCCAGTGTGTAATTGCTTGATATGCACTGAATTTATTAGGTCCAAATTGTTGTGCATAGTTACCATTGTACTCATCAAGAATATAATTCTTGTGCTGCTGATTGACATGACTCTTGTCAGTACGTGTTGGTTGAAAGCATAGTCTATCTACCTCAGCGTGTAACTGGTTGTCATCTACTGGTACCTCTAACCAGTTAGTCATGTAGTTATGTACAGTATGTAGTCCATCCATAGCTGAATATAAACCAGGTAATGCTAGTTTAATTTCATTATTACCTTTATGTGCAGTATTCAAACTGATATCCCATACTGAACTCTTAAGTCCATTAAGACATAACCATAGGTAGAAACCTAGATCAAATCTGAATGAACGCATACCATTGTAGCTGTTCCATATCACAGCTTCTAGACCAATGGATGTATCTTTGAATGGTATCTGATACTCTGGTAAAGTAAATCTGGTAGCCATAACAGCACCATGATTTGACCACTTGTGTTGCTCAGTCATACCATTGGTATCAAAATGTTCATTAAGAAAATCATTAGCTTTATCATATGCTGTGTCATGTGATATAACTCGATATGTATTTTTATGAACTGCAATCAGTTCATTGTTCTCGTCTTTAACCAACTGCTTGTAGCCATCTAGCCTTGAGCCATGCTGGTTGTATACAGGTTCTTCACGTACCTGAAACATTAGTTCTTGTGGTAACATATTGTTCCTCCTTTGTTACTTCCGCTAAAGGCGTGGGATTATTTTATCACCCACAAGCTTTCGACTACAGATAGAATTTTGCTCATTGTCTACTCACAACCACCCTTGATTACCTCATGCATTTGCACATACTTCATCTCAAGTGTACCTTACCCCTCTGATAAAGAGTTGTTCAGTCAGCCGATAGGGGAAGCTATACCCCTACCACGAAACTTTTTAAACTTATAATTCTGCTCTAAATGAACAGAACTTATTTGACTTAACACGATCTAGTATTTTCACACCAAGTTCATATCGTGCATACCATTCTAAATAATATTGGTATTTACTTTTCTTATGTTCCTCTAACGACATACTTGGTATCGGTACAGGAATATCTAATAACTCACATATTTCTTCCCTTGTATAACCATTAGCTTTTGTAAAGAAATCATCTAACAATTCTTTTTTAGATCCAAGATGATCTAAACATTGAGCTAGTCCATGTTCTATTTTGTTTATATCTGATTCTTCATAGTAATATTCAAGATAGTCTGGTTGAAATCCTTGTGATCCAAAGAAGTCTGCATCATCACTTGATTGTATACCAAACCAAAACTTACCTTCTATATCTCCTTCGTAATATCTACCCATTTATATCCTCTCTAAGTTTTGATATTGCTTCATTCATATACTTGATTGTATGAGCTGTTTGTACAAGCTCTGCTTCTATTTGATCTGATATATTAGTAAGTGTTTTTACCATTTCAATATGTACTAATACAACATCATCAAACTTATGCTTGACATCAAATTGTACTACATCTTTATCAAGAGCATCATACATCTTTTGGCATGATTCAATCCATCTTAGTTGTAATACTTTTATTGATTCACTATTCATTACTATCCTCTTTCTTTTTTACTACCTCTAGCCATTCACCATGTCCTTCACATTCATCACAGGGATCTGATTCATCTGGTGCATCACCCCAAGGTATAACACCAAGTCCATTACATCTCATACACTCTACTCTAGCTTTCATTGTATCCTTTGATATTTCTATTTCTATTTCCATCACTCCTCCAAGTTCTCTTGTATTAATTTATTTACTCGATCTCCTATGTCTTTGATTCTTCTATCTAAATCCATAGATGCCTCATGTATATACTTAGCGTCAGTCATAATGACTCCAGCTTCTTCTTGACATTTAATGAGATCTTTTAGTATAGCTTCACACTTTGATACTTCTAATAGCTTCATTACTTTTTCTTTCTCTTGGTTGTTGGATTACTATCAACATCCTTTAGATGTACTGCTATCTTTGTTAGATTGTTAGTTAGAAATACAATACCAATCCATATTGGTGCAGCTACTACTGACACAACTAGTGTTGGATTGATACCAAGGAATAAACACATACCAATAAAGCCACCACCTAAGCCACAGTAGATCAGAAAGAATGTTCCGATATACTCAGCATAGGCAGAGAATTTACCACCTGTTATTTTTTTTACTCCCCATGATGCTGCACGTTCTGCTGCATCAAATGCTATTTTTGATTTGATCATCTTACTCTCCTTCTATTTTATTGTAACACGAGTGCTCGGCATATTCAACATACCCCTGGTCCTCGCTGAAAAAAAAATTTTGCTAATGGGGTATAAACCCCACTAGCTGAAATATTATTTCAGATCAGTATCCAAACATCTGATCATTCACCTCTTTAATTCTTTTAACTTCTTGTGGTGTCATGTCAGCTAGTGTTCTCATTTCACCTTTACTTACTTTGGTGATCTTCCTATCTTTTGGATGTTGTTGATACAACATTTCATATAGTTTGATACTAGCCTCATTGATAGCTTTGTATTTGTCAGTCAATGCGTTCCATGTTTTACCTTGTAAAACCATGTAGTTCGCATTGGTTTCAGCTATCTCTTGTCCTGATGTGGACTCCCTATCAACCTGATAACTATTCATCTGTTTATCTTTGTAATACTGTGCATTGAAGCTGAATGAAAACACAGATCTTTTGGATGAATTGTATATCTGCCACAGTAATAACTGTGAGTAATTGACATCTACATCAGATGTTTCATCAACAAGATGTCCTAGTATCTGATACCAATCTTGGTTAGCTACCATAGTAATGGCTTTGATGTTAGCTTCATCAGTTTCTAGGTGTCTTGGTTTACTTGTGTATGACATAATTTACCTCCTCTATATCATTGTATTCTAGCTCTTTACCATACATTGTTCCTTGAAGTCTTTGTCTTTCAAGATCAATTTCATCTTTAGTTGCACCTGCTTCCTCAAGATATTTAATTCTATCTATGATATCACAGGCTTCTTTTTCTAATGGATTATGCATTTCTGCCTCCTTCATCTTTTAATACGCTATGCGTTTTTCCTCCTTCATTTAACTCCATCCACTGATGTAAATCTATTTTCTTTACATCACCTCCATCTTCCAAATACTTACCATATAATTTACTTGCATCATCATATGTATATTCTTCATAGCTAGATGGAAACTCAGTTGGATAACATAGTTCCTTATGTACAAATGCTACAGCTGTAGCCAGTTTGTCAAAACCATGGAGGAAGTATGTATCTCCTCCTTTAAATTTATAATATCCTTCATCCCAATTGGATGCTTCCATATTATAATCTTCATAGTATTGTGTATGAACTACATAGATATTGTTACTTGTTATCTTCATTGTATATCTCCTTTGATATGATGAGAGTCGATCTCTCGTTAATGCCCACTTTAGCAACCAAAGATTCTAAGACAGTCAGTGCGACCAGTTGTTTGTCCGTTCACGAAGTGAAATAAACGTCAAGCTAACTTGTTGCACAGTACCCTTTATGGGTTGACTGGTGAAAGAATCTTCTGGTAGTTCGTGGCGTGTACCACGCTGATACCCCCTCAATGCTGTCGCCACGAATGGAGCATTATCGAGAGAGAGTAAATCAAACGATTGGGTTGCCTGTGGCTATATGAGATATAGAGGACACGAAGGAGGCTATCGCTATAGCTGACTGAGGTAATAGAAAAGACATAGGTCAATCGTTTGATCCATTAAACAGTCTACGTTCTAGGGGGAGAGAGCACGAGAGAGGGAACATCTCTCGTTTGTTTACAATTTTTTACTTGACAACATAAACCGTAGCAAGGTATCTATCGTTATGGGCAGTCAAATAAAAGGAACTGACGGACTTACACATAAGCAACGCAAGTTGATTGATACCCTCGTAGCAGAAGGTTGCTCCGTAGCAAAAGCTAGTCAAATAGCTGGATATGCAAAGGGAGAATCTGGTAGAGTAACTGCTAGTAAGACGCTACGACTTCCAAAGGTACAAGAGTACTACCGCTCACGTGTAGCTGAGATAGGACTGGTAGGTGCAATCCCAGCAGTCAAGACAATCGTTAGACTTGCGCAGGAAGCGAAGTCCGATTACGTGAAGCTAGAAGCCAGTAAGGACATACTAGATAGGAGTGGGTTCAAAGCTCCTGATAAGGTACAGCACAGTGTAGGAGGAAACCTCTCGATCAAGATAGACCTAGATTAGATGAGGGGGGTTAGAAAACAGGAGCGACAGCATAGAGAAAGGTCCTCTACTCACATTATTAGCGAAAAAGGTCCGAGTTACAATCAGTTACAAATACTAAACTGGACACATAAAGAACACATTAAGTATTGTCGTTGTTGTGAGTGTGGGGAGTTCGCTCCGTTTCATATCAAGAACGAGATAGGTAGTTATTACTTCCTATGCTATGAACATTACAAACAGCGTTGAATATATTTTTTTTTTGGGTAAAGTACGCCTATGGTTAAAACAAAACAATCAATGTTGCCAGGTGCAAAGAACACATCACAAAAATTAAAACTAAGAGAATTAACAAGGTTAATGGAAGATAATGAAGTTTTTAATAAGTATTGGTCTAGTTTATCTGATAAACAAGTTAATACATTTAAAGAGATAGGTTATAATAAATCTACATTAAAGAATTCATTTCTTAAAGATACTGGTGCTTTAGGTTTTAAAGCTATGATGATGAATGAGGATAATTTCAATACTATTGGTGTAAAAAAGATTCATAATAGTATTAAGAAGTTTGCTAATAATATATTATCTGCAGTAAAAGATCCTAGTAATTTATTAATTAGTATAAAATAAGCATCTATGTCTACAGATAAAACAGAATCAAAAGTTCTACATAGTAAAGCTGTAAAGAAATTATTAAATGATGGACCTCCTGGCAAAGGTAACAAGAAAGATCTAGTATCTTTTTCTTTGTTTAATAACAAAACTGGTAAAGCTATCTTTACATTTTCATTGTTTAATAAAGATCAGAAGAAAGCAATAAATGCTTTGAAGAAAGTAAATAAACCACAAAATCGTAAATTTAAATGAGCCAGAGTTTATTAAAACGAATAGGTGTATCTGGTTACAACAAACCTAAAAGAACTCCAGGACACCCTAAAAAATCTCATGTCGTAGTCGCTAAAGAAGGATCTAAGGTCAAGACTATTAGATATGGTGAACAGGGAGCTAGTACAGCTGGTAAGCCTAAATCAGGAGAGTCAAAGAGAATGAAGATGAAAAGAAAATCATTTAAGGCTAGACATCGAAAAAATATAGCAAAAGGAAAGATGTCAGCTGCGTTCTGGGCTAATAAATCAAAATGGTAAAAAAGAGTAGAGTCAATGAGGCTGGTAATTATACTAAGCCTGGAATGAGAAAAAGTTTATTTAATCGTATTAAAGCTGGAGGAAAAGGAGGAAATCCTGGACAATGGAGTGCGAGGAAGGCACAAATGTTAGCTAAGGCTTATAAATCCAAAGGTGGTGGATATCGGTGAAGAAGCCACAAAGAAGTTTGAAAGCATGGACTAAACAGAAATGGAGAACCAAATCTGGAAAGCCATCTGGAAAAACAGGTGAACGCTACTTACCTGAAGCTGCGATCAAGTCATTGACTGCTAGTGAATATGCAGCTACAACTAGAGCTAAGAGAAAAGGCAGTAAGAGTGGGAAACAATTTGTTAGACAACCTAAATCTATATCTGCTAAAACAAAACCTTTTAGGAGGGTATCATAATGTATGGAATGAAAAAACCTGCCGCTGGATCTAAAAAGTTAAAGGGTAAACAAAATAAATTACCACCTGCTTTGAAGAAAAAGATTATGGCTAGTAAAAAGAAAAAGTAATGGGTGCCAATCAAAAACATTACTTTAAAAATGGAACTGAGCATAAAGGTGCATATCATAAAATGCCTAATGGTAAACTACATACAGGCAAAACACATACTGCATCAAGTAAACCTATAGTTCACTTTAAAGATCTATCAGCAACAGCTAAAAAGAAAGCAAGGGCATAATGGATTTAATAATAAAAATGAAAAGAAAATGGGATGGACTTAATTACAAAGGTAAAATATTTGTATGTGCTATTCCTACTTTAGTAATCTTAGGATTAATATTTAATTAAATATGAGGTATGCAGAGGAGCTATCTTACGAGGATCGTCAAAGACTTCGTAAGATAGTGAAGAAAGAACATTTTAAACATTATCCCAAAGACTTACGATTTTCGGATAATGAAGCCGATAAATTTATAGAATCTCTACTACCAGAAACTATCTACAAGTTAATTAAAAAATCTGTAGATAATGGTATTGCTTGACAGAACTCAACTACAAAGCTCCAGGTGAAACAATAAAAACCTTTATGAAGGATGATTCCTTCTTTAGAGGTGTACGTGGTCCAGTAGGATCAGGGAAGTCTGTATCTTGTTGTATTGAAATATTCAGACGTGCCTTAAAACAAAAGCCTAGTGAAGATGGTAAACGTAAATCTAGATGGGCAGTAATAAGAAATACAAATCCCCAATTAAAAACAACAACTATTAAAACGTGGTTAGATTGGTTTCCAGAAAATTCTTTTGGAAACTTTATGTACTCAGTTCCTTTTACACATAACATTCATATAGGTGATGTAGAGCTAGAAGTTATATTCTTAGCACTAGATAGACCAGAAGATGTTAAAAAATTATTGTCTTTAGAATTAACTGGTGTATGGATTAATGAAGCAAGAGAGATTCCTAAGTCTATTGTTGATGCGTGTACTATGCGTGTAGGTAGATTCCCTTCTATGAAAGATGGTGGACCTTCATGGTATGGTGTTATAGCAGATACTAATGCACCTGATGAAGATCATTGGTGGTCCATTATGTCTGGTGAAGTACCTGTACCAGATCATATGAATCAAGAAGAATCCTTAATGTTAGTCAAGCCTGACAACTGGAAGTTTTTTGTACAACCTCCAGGCATGATAGAAAAAAAAGAAGATGATAAAATTAAAAGTTATGAGCTTAATAATACAGCAGAAAATATCCAAAATGTTACACCTAATTACTATCCAAATATCATTAGAGGAAAAAGTAAATCTTGGATTGATGTTTACGTTTTAAATAAATTAGGAACTATTGAAGATGGTAAACTAGTATATGGTTCATTTAGAGAAGATGTACACATAGCAGATGATGAAATAGAATTTGCACCTACTACAGTTTATATTGGATTAGACTTTGGTCTTACACCTTCTGCTGTATTTGGTCAAAAGCTACCTGATGGTAGATGGTTGATACTGCATGAACTAGTTTGTTTTGATATTGGTACAGTTAAGTTTGGTGAATTATTAAAGCATGAGATAATTAAACACTGTGCAGATAAAGATTTAAAAATATTTGGAGATCCAGCTGGAGATTTTAGAGCACAAACAGATGAAACAACTCCTTTTCAGATACTTAGACAACAAGGCATCCAGGCATTTCCTGCACCATCTAATGATGTAGGTCTAAGAATAGAATCTGTTGAAACTGCATTGAATAGAATGGTAGATGGTAAGGCAGGATTTTTATTAAATAAAACTTGTAAATCACTACGTAAAGGATTCTTAGGTGGATATCATTACAGAAGAATACAAACATCTGGAGAAAGATATGAAGATAAACCTAATAAGAATAAATTTTCACACGTACATGATGCATTACAATATTTAATGCTAGGTGCAGGAGAAGGTAGATCATTAACAGTAGGTCCAGCTAAACCACAAGTATCTAATGCTTATAAGAACTGGAATATATTTGATCGTACTTCAATGAATAGGAGGAAGAAGTGGGATATTTTCCGAAGGAATGGCTAGTATTTTTTTATGATCCACCTAACCATGAGTGGTATCATAGGTTCAGAAAAAATGGGATGGCACATTGTGGTGCTTTTGCATACTTTCCAAAAAAAGATAAATGGATAGTAGTAGAACACATACATAGAAGATTAGATTTAAATATTATAGATGGTACTGAAGTAGATCAGATGATGGTCTATATAAAACAACATGGTGGTATTATTTTAAAATGCAAGACATTTCGCCATAAGTGGAGATTATTTCAAGCTGCATGGTTGAGAGAACATTCTTGTGTAACTGTTATTATGAGAGTTCTAGGAATAAATAGATTGATTATTACCCCTTTTCAGTTATATAAATACTTAAAGAAACATGGTTGTGAACAATGGGATTTTTAAGAACACCAAAATATAAGCCTGATCCAGAGCTAGAAAGACAGTTAAAAGAAAAGCGTATGGAGGAAGAACGTATACAAAAAGAACAAGAAGAAGCTATGGCTAAAAGAAAAAAAAGATTTATCGAAGGTAAGCTCGGTAATAGATCATTGTTCTCAAGAGCTGGTGGAGCTGGATTTTTTACAGAAGGACAAGAAACATAATGGGATCAAGTAAACCAACATCTGGAGGCGGCGGCGGAGGAAATAATAAAAATCAAAATAAACCTAAAAAAGTATATGGAATGGGTCCAGGTCAGTCTTTGGCTATGTCTGGAACTACTGGATTAGCTACTGCTACAACAAAACAAGCAGAAACAATTAATAGAACTACAGGAAAATCTTTCAATGCTATTAGTAAAAATATCGGTGAAATAGGTTCTAAATATCGTAGACCAGCTAATGTAGAAAAATATGCAAAAGATTTACGTACTCAAGAAGTAGGAGAAATGTTAGGTGGTAAGAAATTTACTGGTCCTGATGGAGTAGAAAGAATGAGTTTTGTTGGAACAGGAATGAAAAACGAAAAAGGTGAAACTATACTTTCAAAACAAACCCCACAACTAACTGCAAACGCTCCTACGTTAAAACAATTAGGTGGTGATATTTCTAGAGCTGTAACTGGATATAATACTTTAGAATATATAGATGGATCTAATACACCAACAATGGTTAGGAAAGCAGGATTAGTAGAAGCATCACCTGTTGGTGCTATTTTTAATGCGATAAGAGGAACTAGTTTTTTTAAAAATGATAGTAGTAATAATACAAGTACAAGTAATGCACCAATAGAACAAAGTGAAAGCAATATAAGAGATAATGAAAGAAAAAAAAGGCTAGAAAAAGTTTTGGCTGGATATGGTATTGGAAACGTATCTAGTAATGAAAGACCATTTCTTACAGTTAAGGGTAGAGGATTTGGTGGAACATTTAAGTAATGTACAGTTTTAATTATAGATCTGCTCCAAATACTGGAGTAATGAATCCTAAATCTTTTTTGAAAAAGTTTGCACAATCAGAACAATTAAAATCTCATTGGATTCCAAAGTTTGAAGAAGCATATGAATATACTATGCCAGGTAGAGAAGCATTTTATGAAGAAGCTCCTGGAGAAAAAAGAACAGATAGAATCTTTGATGAAACAGCTGTTGTAGGTATTCAAGAGTTTGCTTCAAGACTACAAGCAGGTATCACTCCTACATTTGGAAGATGGATTAATTTAAAAGCAGGTATAGAAATACCTCCACAAATAGCACCACAGATAGATGCACAGTTAGATGAAATAACTAATTATATATTTGAGATATTACATTCATCTAACTTTAATCAAGAAGTGCATGAATCATTTATGGATTTAGCTATTGGTACAGGTGTAATGTTAGTGAATGAAGGTACATCAACTAATCCAGTAGTATTTAATTCTATACCATTACCTCATGTATATTTAAATACAGGTCCAGATAATAGAGTAGATTGTATTTATAGAAAAAGAAATATCAGATTAGGTGATTTAAAAGTTTTATATCCAGATGGAAACTTTGAAGATATAGAAGATAAGATTTTAAATGATCCAGATGTCAAGTGTACTGTAATCGAAGGTACAATGAGAAACTATAAAGATCCAAATAAAGAAGTTTATGATTATGTAGTATGTGTAAAAGATATGGAAGCAGTTATTCTTGAAGATACTTTTGAAGGACAAGGTTCTAATCCATTTATTACATTTAGATGGAATAAAGCTAGTGGTGAAGTATATGGTCGTGGTCCAGTATTTAATGCTATGTCTGCTATCAAGACTACAAACTTAACTATCGAATTAATTTTAGAAAATGCACAGATGAATATATCTGGTATTTATCAACTAGAAGATGATGGAGTTATTAATCCAGATAACATTTCATTAGTGCCTGGCACAATTATTCCAGTAGCTCCTGGATCTAGAGGACTAGTTCCTATTAATGGAGCAGGTAGATTTGATGTTGCACAGTTAGTATTAGATGATATGAGGCAGAATATTCGTAAAGCATTATACATGGAAACATTAGGTCCAACCAAAGGTACACCAATGTCAGCTACTGAAGTAGCAGAAAGAATGGCAGATTTATCTAGACAGATTGGATCTTCATTTGGAAGATTACAATCAGAATTTATTATGCCATTAATTAGACGTGTTATTTATATTTTAAAGAAACAAGGCAGAATAGAATTACCTTCTTTGAATAACAAAGAAATAAAAATTGTTCCAGAATCACCATTGTCTAGAGCACAAAACGAGCAAGATATTGCAGATGTAAACAGATTCAACGCAACGCTAGGTCAAACATTTGGACCACAAGTACTTAATCTTATTGTAAAACAAGAAGAAGTAGCTAGGTACTTGGCAGAAAAAATGAACCTTCCTGAAAAACTAATTAGAGATGCAGCTGAACAACAACAAGTAGTACAGCAAATGCAACAAGTAATGCAACAACAAGGAGGAACAAATGAGTTGGGAGCAGCTCCAGAACAAACCTAAAGGAAGCCATCTATCTATTGATGGATTTTATCGAACAGAAGAAAAAGAAAAAGAACTTAATTCAGAGATGAACGCAGTTTTTAGCACCGTTGTTGGTGAAAAAATGTTGGATTATTTAAGATCCATAACAGTAGATGCAGTTGCAGGTAAAGATGTTAGCAACGAACATTTACGACATCTTGAAGGGATGAGATATTTATATTTTATCATCAAGAAAAGAATCGAATCTGATAAGGAGGCATAATGTCAGAAGAACAAATACAAGAAACACAAGAAACAACACAAGAGGTATCTCAAGAAAACACTACTGAAGTTCAAATACCTGAGTATATTCCAGAGAAATTTTGGGATACAGATAGAAATGAAATTAAAGTTGAAGAACTGGGTGCATCATACAAAGCATTGGAGCAAAAACTTGGGATGCGAACTGAAGATCTTACGAAACAATTACGTGAAGATTTGGAATCAGAAAGAAAATCTAGCGTTCCTGAATCATATGAAATAAAGCTACCAGAGATACCAGAAGATGTTGAAATATCCGTTGATCCAGAACAAGCACTTGTTAAGTCTTGGGAACAAATTTGTAAAGATAATGGGTTATCACAGGATGTATTCAACCAGGGAGTGGAGGCTTTTGTTAATAATGAAATTGCTGGTTTGCCGAATCTACAAGAAGAAATGGGCAAGTTGGGAGATAATGCAAAACAACGTATTGAAGCTGCTGATCTTTGGAGTAAAAAGTATCTATCTACTGATGCCTATAATGCTATTGCCAATATGGCTGCTACTGCTGAAGGCGTTAAAGCTCTAGAAGAAATAATGTCTTTGTCTAAAAACAAAGCATTACCTAATACCAATACTGTAGTAGATGTAGAACTAGATGAAAGAGATTTACAATCTATGATGCAAGATCCAAGATACTGGAAAGAAGGTACAAAAGATCCTGCATATATTAGAAAAGTAACTGATCTATATCAGAAAAAGTATGGCTAAGAAGTTTCCATATAAGAAATATATACTTATATGGGAAGATCCTACTGGAGATAGTGGATGGATGTCTGATAAAGATATGGAACATTTATCTCCAGCTATTATTACTACAGAAGCATACATTTATTCAAAGAATAAGAAGTATATCAAGACATTTGCAAGTTATATCAGGGAAAGCGATGGATCATACACATACGCTGATGTCAATGTTTTTCCTGCATCTTGTCTTGTAAAGCTGACAAAAATATAATATATCTGAATTAACAAGCCGATTTAAACTGGACTTTGCCCAGTAATGGATAACTAAGAAATGTTTATGACGACAACTTGGATTTAACAATGAAAGGTAAAACACAATGACAGCAACAATAGATCAAGCATTTGTGAAACAGTTTGAAGCTGAAGTTCACATGGCTTATCAACGTATGGGCTCAAAATTGAAGTCCATGGTACGTAATGTCAATGGTGTAAAAGGAAATACTGTTCAGTTCCAAAAAGTAGCGAAAGGTTCTGCTTCAACTAAAGCAAGACACGCTGAGGTTGTCGCTATGAACTCAGTACACTCAAATGTAACTGCAACACTATCAGACTTTTATGCTGCTGATTACGTAGACAAACTAGACGAATTGAAAGTAAATATTGATGAGAGAAACATTGTAGCACAAAATGCTGCATATGCTTTAGGTCGTAAGACTGATGAAATCATCACAGATACTTACAATTCAGGTGCAACTGCACTAGCAAATAACTCTGCTGGTACAACTACTGGTATGAACTTAGACAAAGCTCAGAATGTTTTTGAAATCTTTGGAAACAATGATGTTCCAGATGATGGACAAAGATACTGGGTAGTCGGTCCAAAACAGTGGTCTGACCTATTAGATATAGATCAGTTCTCAAGAGCTGAATATATCGGTGAAGCAGATCTACCTTACAAAGGTGGAATGACAGCTAAAAGATGGTTGTCTTTCATGTGGATGGGTTTTAGTGGTCTACCAACATCTGGTTCAACAGATAGACACACTATGGCTTTCCATAAATCATCTCTAGGTATGGGTGTAGGTTCAGACGTAAGAACTGAAGTTAACTATATCCCTGAGAAAGTAGCACACCTTACAACTTCATATATGTCAATGGGAGCAGTCCTAATTGATGGTGATGGTGTAAGAATCCAGAAGTGTGCAGAGTAGGAGTAAATAATGGCATACGCAACTTCAAATCCAATTAAGAAGATCTCTCAAATGGGAGATAGCAATTCCTTATGGTACTACTCTGACGGAGATGCTATAGGAACTATTGATGATGCAGATTACTTTTTAGCAGCGACAGGCGACCTGAATGCTGGTGATGTAATCATTGTAAACAGTGGTGGATCAAATGGTGTTGTAGATATTGTAATAGTATCAGCAGCAACATCCTCTACAGTAACAGTCGCATTATTATCATAATGATATTGGGGGGATTTATTCCCCCCTTTAAATATGGCAAGTACTAAAGTAGACATATGTGCAAGAGCATTAATTATGATTGGTGCTCAACCAATATCTTCATTTTCAGATGGAAGTACAGAAGCTCTAGTAGCATCAAATATTTATGAGAATATTGTAGAGTCTACACTATCTAGACATAGATGGACCTTTGCTACAGAACAACAACAATTAAGTTTATTAACAGCAACACCAACTGGTAGATATGAATTTGCTTATCAGTTACCAACTTCACCAGATTTATTACAACTAAATACTTTAACTGTTGCTGATGTGCCTATTCAATATGCAAGATATGGTGATAAAATTTTTTTAAATGGATATGGTTCTTCTTCTGCAGTTATTGCTGATTATGTATTCAGACAAGATGAATCACAGTTTCCAGCATACTTTCAACTATGTTTAGAATATCAATTAGCATCTATCTTTGCAGGATCAGTAGCAAGAGATGCAGCTATGATAAAACAGTTTTCTGATTTAGCAGAAAGACAAATATTAATATCTAAGAATATTGAGAGCCAAGAAGTTTCTACAAAGAGATTAAATTCAAAAAGATTTATAACAAATAGATTAACGACCAGGGGGTACTAGTGGCTAGTGTCCTAAGAACAGTATACACCAACTTTTCAAGTGGTGAACTTAACTCATCACTTGTTACTAGAACAGATGCTAATGCATACTTCAATGGTGCTAAAACTTTGCGTAATTGGTATTTATTAGATGAAGGTGGTATTATGCGTAGACCTGGAACTACATTTAAATCTGTATTACCAGGCAAATCAAGAATCATACCTTTTATTTTTTCTAATGATGAACTAGCAGTTTTTGCATTATCAAATAATAGATTAGATATATTTGATAGTTCAGGTGCAAGTATACAAGCTAATATAACATCTAATTGTAATTGGACTACAGCTCAATTATTTGAATTAAACTTTGCACAGTTCGGCGATACGGTATTTCTCACACATAGAAATAATCCTATTATTGAAATCAAAAGAACTAGTGCTAGTAATTTTACTGTTTCTTTATTTGAGTTTGAAGATGATGATACAGTACAAGTAAGTGGTATTAATAAAACTACACAGCCTTTTTACAAATATGCACCTACATCAGTAACAGTTACTCCTTCTGCTACAAGTGGAACAGGCGTTACACTTACAGCTAGTGCTAATACTTGGGATGTAAATCATAATGGTACGTATTTAACAATTGGTGGTAAACAAGCAAAGATAACTGGATATACAAGTGCAACCGTAGTTACTATTACAATATTAGAAACATTAGCTGGAACTACTGCTGAAGCAGATTGGGAAGAACAATTAATATCTGCTGTTAGAGGTTTTCCACAAGCAGTTACTTTCCATGATAATAGATTATATTTTGCTGGAGTAAGAGATGCTCCTGCTGCTGTAATAGGATCACAAGTAGGTGGGTATTTTAATTTTGATGTAGGATCAGGTAATGCTGATGAAGCTGTAAATGTATTTGTGTCTGGCGATAGAGTAAACGAAATTAGACATTTAGTATCTTCAAGAAACTTACAAGTATTAACAGATGGTGGTGAATATTTTGTGCCGACATCCACAGATACTTCTGCTGTAACACCAGCTAATATAACATTTTTAAGACAAACACCATATGGATGTAGCAGAGCAAAGCCAATAGTATTTGATGGTGCAACTTTATATGCACAAAAGAATGGTAAATCTATTCGTGAATATTTATTTAGTGATGTTGAAAATGCTTATGCATCTACATCTATTTCTATATTAGCATCACAGTTAATTAAATCACCAGTAGATATGACTATGATAACTGGTTCAACAACTAGACCAGAACAGTTTGCTTTCTTTACTAACAATGATGGAACACTTGCATTATTCCATAGTGTTAGAGCAGAAAAGATAGCAGGTTGGACACAATGGGAAACAAAGACAGGAGATAAGTATACTAGTATAACTGCAATCAATGAAAATTTATTTTGTGTTGTTGAAAGAAATTTAGAAGGATCTACACAATACACTTTAGAAAAATTTGCTGAACAAGATGATTTAACATTAGATTGTTCTGGAGCAACTACAGTCAATCAACAAGGCACTCCATTAGTCAATGGTGCTTCTCAATCAGGTTCAACATTAAATGTTGATGGATATACTAGTAGTCCAAACATAGGAGATAGAATTACTATTAATGGAGTT